GCAATAGGCCCGCCGCCCCCGGCTATACCCGGCCCGCCCGCCGTATACCGCCGCCCGGCTTACGCCTTCCCCGCGTCCGCCCCGGAAAGCCGCCGTATACCGCCCGCGCCCCGCCGCCCGGCACGTGCCCGCCCCGCGCCGTCGCGCCCGACACGCGGCCTTAGTGGGCCTCACGCAGCCAAGCCCCGCCCGCGCCCCGTTGGCGGCCCGCCGCCCGGAAGGAACGCCCCGGCTTCCCGCGCCGAAAGCGCCCGCCGTGCCGCCCGACACAGCGCCTTGCCCGCGCCGTCCCGGCGAAAACCGCCCGCGTCCGGCCCGCCGAGGCACACCGCCGCCTTTTCGCCGTGTCCGCCCGACTCCGGCACAGTCGCCGCCCCGCGCCGCCGCGTTCCGCTGTGCCCCCAAGGGGGGGATCGAATCCTTGGGCTGTTCCGGCTGGAGACCGCGGCCCCCTCTCGTGCGAATTTTCGCAAAATTCCGGGGTGGGGGTATCGCCCCAAAAATCAAAATCAGCCGCCCTTTTTCGGACGGCTGTTTGCATAGAGACTACATGTTCAGGAGGATGCCCGTGAATACGGATATGAAGCTGCGAAAGGTGCCGGTCGAAAAGCTGAAACCGGCGAAATACAATCCGCGCAAGGACTTAAAGCCGGGCGATCCGGCCTACGAGAAGATCAAGCGCAGCATGACCACCTACGGTTATGTCGACCCCGTAATCTGGAACGAGGTCACCGGCAATATTGTGGGCGGACACCAGCGGTATAAGGTGCTGGTCGCGGAGGGCGTAAAGGAAATCGACTGCGTGGTGGTGCATATCGAAAACCCGCAGGACGAGAAGGCGCTGAACATCGCGCTCAACAAGGCGGTCGGCGAATGGGAACCGAAAGCGCTGGCGGATCTGCTGTCCGACCTGCAGCTTTCCGGGTATGACCTCGGCGCGACCGGCTTTGACGCTGCAGAGGTGGACGACCTGTTCTCCAAAGTCCATGACAAGGACGTGAAGGACGATAACTGCGACATCGACGCGGATAAGCTGCAGCCCTTCGTGCAGGAGGGCGACGTCTGGACACTGGGCCGCCATCGCATGGTATGCGGCGACTCCACGCTGCCGGAAAATCTCGCTCTGCTCATGAACGGCAGCAAAGCCAATCTCGTCGTAACCGACCCGCCGTACAATGTGTCCATCGTGGGCCGTACCAAGGATGCGCTCACCATCCAGAACGACGATATGGAGGATGGGAAGTTCTACGACTTCCTCCTGTCAGCGTTCCGGACAATCGTGCCGCATCTGGCCGAAGGCGCGTCCGCCTACATCTTCCACGCGGACACAGAAGGGCTGAATTTCCGCAGAGCATTCAAGGAAGCAGGCTTTCACATTTCTGGCGTGTGCATCTGGGTCAAGAACACCATGGTGCTGGGCCGCAGCCCCTATCAGTGGCAGCATGAACCGGTGCTCTACGGCTGGCTGCCCAACGGTAAGCACAAATGGTTTTCCGACCGCAAGCAGACCACCATCTGGAAATATGACCGTCCAAGCCAGAGTAAGCTGCACCCGACCATGAAGCCGCTGCTGCTGCTGGCGTACCCCATTAAGAACAGCTCTGCGCCCAACGCCATCGTGCTGGACACCTTCGGCGGTTCGGGCAGTACCCTCATGGCCTGCGAGCAGACGGATCGCATCTGCTATACCATGGAGCTCGACCCGCGCTATGCCAGCGTCATCGTTGAGCGATTCCGCGCGGCATATCCCTCGGCAAAGATCAGCGTTCAGCGTGGAGGGAACACGCTCTCACTGGATGAAGTGCTTTAGATGTGCGCGGAATCATTCGTAAAATAGTTCTTAAATCCTTGCGCGATTATCGAAGATCGGGTATAATAGTAGCAGAAAGGAGCTGACTTAAATGGCTGTTATTAATCCAGTTTCTGATCTGCGCAACTACAATACCGTGCTGGAACAGGTCTCCGCTGGCTCTCCCGTTTATTTGACGGTCAATGGACGCGGCAAGTATACCATTCGCGATATTGCGGATGATGAGGAGTTTGAAAAAACGAAAGCCATGCTTCGCCTGATGTGCGAGCTGAATGAAGGACGGCGTTCGGGAGAGGAAGAAGGCTGGGTCGCTGAAGAGGATGTTCGTGCCCACTTTCATGCGAAGGCCAGATGAGTTACAAAATCAGATACTCTCCAACAGCCATACGCGACCTTGATCGCGTGTGGGCAGAGGTCTGCGAAGCGTCGGCAGAGCCTGAGACCGCTTCCCGGTACGTCGACGACCTGATGAACCGTATCGCTGAAAAACGGGAGTTTCCCAAGTCAGGCTCACCGCTGTATTACGAGGGCAGCTTTACCGGCTACTATTTCGTGGTGTTCAAGGCGTACATGGCGTTTTATCGTGTGCGGGATGACTGCATATTCGTAGACCGCGTTGTATTCGGAAGAAGCGACTATATGCGAACGATTTTCAGAAATCTCAATCAATAGCCAACTGTGCTTCGGGCACCTGTCAAAGGCAGGTGCTCTTTTTGTACCCATTTTGAGAGATTGGAGGTGACCAGTATGGCGACCAGAGGCAGAAAGCCCAAGCCCACGGCGCTCAAAATCCTTGAAGGCAATCCGGGCAAGCGACCGCTCAACGAAAATGAGCCGATCCCGCCCAAGGGAAACATCAAATGCCCGACATGGCTGCTGCCGGAGGCGAAAAAGGAATGGAAGCGGCTGGCTCCCTCCCTTGAAGCCATGGGCGTGCTCACCATGGCCGACCTGACGGCCTTCGAGGGGTACTGTCAGGCATACGCCAGATGGAAGGAAGCCGAAGCGTTCATTACCCAGCACGGCTCCATCTTCCAAACGCCCTCCGGCTATGTGCAGCAGGTGCCGCAGGTATCCATTGCCCAGCAGAATCTGAAGATCATGCAGTCGTTCTGCTCCGAGTTCGGCCTGACTCCCGCGACCCGCGCCCGTATCATTGCGGCGGGCGGTGGCTCGGACGACACCTTTTCAGATGATCCCATGGAGAAGCTGCTGAAGGGCGGGTGGAACGGCGATGTTTGACGAGCGAAAGGCCCGGCGCGTGACCGGCTTTATCGAATGCCTGAAGCATACCAAGGGCGAATTTCACGGGAAGCCCTTCAAGCTGCTGCCGTGGCAGGAGAAGATCATCCGGGACGTGTTTGGAACGGTACGGGACGATGATCCCACCATGCGTCAGTACACCACCGCCTATATCGAGATTCCCAAAAAGCAGGGCAAGAGCGAACTGGGCGCGGCCATCGCGCTCAATATGCTGGCTAACGACGACGAGTGGAAGGCTGAGGTGTACTCCTGCGCCAGCGACCGGCAGCAGGCGGCCATTGTTTTTGATGTGGCCGTCGATATGGTCAAGCAGTCCCCGGCGCTGAGCAAGCGGATCAAGATCATTCCGTCCATGAAGCGCATGGTGTATCAGCCCACCGGCAGCATCTATCAGGTGCTATCCTCGGAGGTGGCCACCAAGCATGGCTTGAACGTCAGCGCCTGCATTTTCGACGAGCTGCACACCCAGCCTACCAGAGCTCTTTATGATGTAATGACCCAAGGCTCAGGCGATGCGCGAAAGCAGCCGTTGTGGTTCTTTTTGACGACCGCAGGCACCGACCGCAACAGCATCTGCTGGGAGGTACACCAGAAGGCGCTGGATGTGCTGGAAGGTCGGAAGGTCGATCCTCGCTTTTACCCGGTCATTTTCGGTCTTCCGGACGACGCAGATTGGACGAGCGAGGAAAATTGGTACAAGGCCAATCCCTCTCTGGGACACACCATCACCCTCGATAAGGTACGCGACGCTTTTCATAAGGCGCAGGAAACGCCCGCCGACGAGAACCAGTTTCGTCAGCTGCGCCTGAATCAATGGGTGAAGCAGTCCATCCGCTGGATGCCCATGGACAAGTGGGATGAATGCGGCGGCGTGGTTGACCCGTATCAGCTGGAAGGCCGCGCCTGCTATGCCGGGCTTGACCTGTCAAGCACCTCCGACTTGACGGCGCTGGTGCTGGTGTTCCCGCCCAGCAATGAGGACGAGCCGTATACGGTCATGCCCTTTTTCTGGCTGCCGGAGGAAACGCTTTCCCTGCGCGTTCGGCGCGATCATGTGCCGTATGACCAGTGGGCGAAACGTGGATTTATCCACACCACGGAGGGCAACGTCGTCCACTATGGATTTATCGAGCAGTTCATCTGCCAATTGGGCGAGCGGTATAACATCCGGGAAATCGCCCATGACCGATGGAACGCCACCATGATGGTACAGACGCTTGAGGACGACGGCTTTACCATGGTGCCCTTCGGTCAGGGCTTTAAGGATATGTCGCCTCTGACGAAGGAACTGATGCGCCTCGTGCTGGAGCACAAGCTGTGCCACGGCGGGCACCCGGTACTGCGTTGGAATATGGATAACGCCTATGTGCGCACCGACCCGGCTGGCAACCTGAAGCTGGACAAAGAAAAATCCACCGAAAAGGTGGACGGCGCGGTGGCGCTTGTGATGGCGCTGGATCGGGCAATGAAGAACCTGAACGGCGGAGATTCCATCTATAACCATCGCGGGTTTATCGTATTGTGAGCTACCAAATGCCAAGAAAGCCAAAACGACCCTGCCGGTATCCGGGATGTCCGAACCTGTCGGACGGGGTGTACTGCGAGGTGCATCGCGTCCTGTTTGCGCGGGAAAACGCCGCCAGCCGGGGATATGGCAGCCAGTGGCGCACAGCCCGCGCACGGTTTCTCCGCAGTCACCCGCTGTGTGCGGAGTGCATGAAGCAAAGTAAGCTCACTCCGGCTACGGTGGTTGACCACATCATCCCGCACAGGGGCGACATGAAGCTGTTTTGGGATGAACGCAACTGGCAAGCGCTTTGCGAAAGCTGCCATAACCATAAGACCGGCAGCGGTCTGTAATGGAGGTATCCATGAAAAATCCATTCTCATATCTGTTCCGGGCGCGGGACAAGCCCCAAAACGCCGTATCCGCCGCGCCCAGCTTTTACTTCGGTATGAGCGGTTCCGGCAAGTCGGTCAGCCCCAGCTCGGCCATTCAGGTTTCTGCCGTTTACGCCTGCGTGCGCGTGATCGCCGAAACCATCGCCAGCCTGCCCTTCCATGTGTATGAAGCTACGGATGAAGGCAGCCGGAAGGCCGTAGAGCACCCGCTGTACCGCCTGATCCATGACGAGCCGAATCTGGAGATGACCTCGTTTGTCTGGCGGGAAACCATGCTGACGCACCTGCTGCTCTATGGGAACAGCTACTGTCAGATCATCCGCACAGGCCGCTCGCAAATCGACAGCCTGTATCCGCTGCTGCCGGATCACATGGAGGTGGACAGGGACAGCAAGGGCAACCTGACCTATACCTACACCACCAGCGACGGTAGGACCTGGGCGCTTGACCCAAGCGAGGTACTGCATGTGCCCGGCCTCGGCTTTGACGGCATTGTGGGGTATAGCCCCATTGCACTGGAGAAAAGCGCCATCGGCCTTGGCATCGCAGCCGAGGAATACGGAAGCAAGTTCTTCTCCAACGGTGCCCGGCCATCGGGTATCCTGACGCATCCGAATACCGTCAAAGACCCGGCTGCGCTGCGTGCCAGCTGGAACGCCGCCTATGGCGGCTCCGGCAACGCCAGCCGCGTGGCTGTGCTGGAAGAGGGAATGTCGTTCGTGCCGCTGAGCCTGCCCAACAACGAGGCGCAGTTCCTTGAAACCCGCAAGTTTCAGGTATCGGAAATTTGCCGCATCTTTCGTGTGCCGCCGCACATGATCGGCGATCTTGACCGGGCGACCTTCTCCAACATTGAATCGCAGAACATCTCCTTTGCCGTCCATACCATCCGTCCATGGCTGGTGAGGATTGAACAAGCCATCAATCGCGCTCTTTTCCCGGATAACGAAAAAGCCGGGAGCAACGGTGGCAGGCGCTTTTATGTGCAATTCAATCTGGACGGCCTCATGCGGGGCGATTATAAATCCCGCATGGAAGGCTATGCCATCGCCCGGCAGAACGGCTGGATGTCCACCAACGATATCCGGGAGCTGGAAAACCTGAACCCGGTTTCCGAGGAGGAAGGCGGCAACGCCTATCTGGTCAACGGCAACATGATTCCCATCAGCCTTGCGGGTCTGGGCGTGCTCATGGGGCTTGCCATTCAGGGTAATCAGGAAAGCAGCCAAGATACAGGACAAGATGCGCCGGGGGAAGAAACCAAACCAGAAGAAAACGAGCCGCCCAAGCGCGGCAGGAGGAAATCCAGATGAACAAGCATTTCTGGAATTGGGCCAGAGACGAAACCAACCCGGAAGAGCGAACGCTGCTTCTGGAGGGGCCGATTGCGGAGGAAAGCTGGTATGGGGATGAAGTGACCCCTGCCGCGTTCCGGGAGGAGCTGTTCTCCGCAGACGGCCCCATCGTTATTTCCGTCAACTCGCCGGGCGGCGATACCATTGCCGCTTCGCAGATCTACACCATGCTCCGGGAATATCCAAACGACGTGACGGTGAAGATCACCGGTATTGCAGCCAGCGCGGCTTCCGTCATCGCCATGGCGGGCACCAAGGTCTGTATGAGCCCCACGGCCATGATGATGATCCACAACCCCTTCACCATCGCCATGGGCGACAGCGAGGAAATGCGCAGGGCTGGCCAACTGCTGGACGAGGTCAAGGAAAGCCTCATCAATGCCTACGTGCTGAAGACGGGACTGAGCAGAGCCCGTATCAGCCATATGATGAACGACGAAACATGGATGAACCCCGTGAAGGCCAAGGAGCTTGGCTTCTGCGATGAGATTCTCTTTTCGGAGAACGAGCCGCAGGAAACTGGAGAATCCATGTTTTTTTCGTCCGCCAGCGTGCAGCAGCGCGTGATGAATTGTCTGCTGGAAAAGGTGCAGGCTGAAAAGCCCGCGCCTTCTCCTGCTCCGACCGAGCCGCGCACCAGTGCGTCCGCCCTTGCCGACCGACTGGATCGCCTGAAATACGACTATTGACTGGAGGAAAAAACACATGTCTATGAATGAAATCCGCGCCATGCGCGAAAAGCGCGTCAAGCTGTGGGAGGCCGCCAAGGCGTTTGTGGAATCCCGCAAGGACGCAAACGGCACCCTGTCCGCCGAGGACAGCGCCACCTATGACCAGATGGAAGCCGACGTGATCCGCATGGGCAAGGAAATCGAGCGGCTGGAGCGTCAGGAGGCGCTGGATCTGGAGTTTGACCGCCCCACGGCGCGTCCCCTGACGGATAAGCCCGTCGCGCCCGAAGGCAAAATTGAAAAGACCGGCAGGGCTTCGGATGCGTATAAGACCGCCTTCTGGCGCACCATGCGCGATAAGTCCGTGCCGCACGAGGTGCTCAACGCGCTGCAGGTGGGCACCGATTCCGAGGGCGGCTATCTCGTGCCGGACGAGTATGAGCACACCCTGATCGAGGCGCTTGAGGAGGAGAACATCTTCCGTCGCTTTGCCCACATCATCCGCACCAGCTCCGGCGACCGCAAGATTCCCATTGTGGTGTCCAAGGGTACGGCCAGCTGGATCGATGAAGAGGCCGCGTATCCGGAGAGCGACGACGCGTTCGGTCAGACCTCCATCAGCGCCTATAAGCTGGCGACGATGATCAAGGTTTCCGACGAGCTGCTGCACGATTCCGTATTCGACGTGGCTTCGTATATCGCCCGCGAGTTTGCCCGCCGCATCGGCGCTGCGGAAGAGGAAGCCTTCTTCACGGGCAATGGAACCGGCAAGCCCACCGGCCTGCTTCATACCACGGGCGGCGCGGAGGTGGGCGTGACCACCAAGAGCACGACAGCGCTGACCTTCGACGAGGTCATGGATCTGTTTTACAGCCTCCGCGCCCCGTACCGCCGCAGCGCTGTGTTTCTGACCAATGACGCGACCATGAAGGCGCTGCGTCAGCTGAAGAACGGCAACGGCGACTATATCTGGCAGCCCAGCGTAACGGCGGGTACGCCCGATACCATTCTGAACCGCCCTGTCTACACCTCCACCTTCATGCCTACCATTGCAGCAGGTGCCAAGGCGATGGTGTTTGGCGATATGAATTATTACTGGATTGCAGACCGGGAAGGCCGCAAGTTCCAGCGGCTCAATGAACTTTATGCGCCGACCGGTCAGGTGGGCTTTCTGGCTTCTCAGCGCGTGGACGGCAAGCTCATCCTTCCCGAAGCGGTCAAGGTGCTGCAGATGAAAGCG